GCACCATCGCACCGTTCCGAACTTCCGGTCTAGAGGACTCAGCAAGTGCGTCCATCCTAGAATCACACTTGACCCCTGCAATGATTAAGCAAACAACAGCCTACACGATCAAGGTTGTTGGTAACCCTTATATTGTAAATGACATTAACCGAAACCCTATGGATGTGGTGGAAGGAAAGGGTCACGGAGATTCCGATGCTCAGTGGCAATATGTACTATACGATAAAGTAGAGTTTGAACCGATGTACTTACACCTTACCGTCTATATGAATCCTGAAAAGGCATTAGCTGGACAGGGTAGTACAGAAATCGACCAAACATACTACTATAAAGGTTACCTACATATTAGCACGATTGAAACTCGTTTTTCTCATAATGACGGTTTCACTCAAACAATCACCGCTCTAAGAACCGGTGACGGAGTATAATAAATGTCTAAGCAAATACAAAATTCTATTATCGAAAACTTCATGAAAAGCTACTCGACTGACGGTCACGGCGATGATATCCCGCCCGGCATGTTTGGTGGCATTACGCAAGGATTGGTGATTGATACGGACGACCCGCTACAGCAGGGCCGTCTACGTATCTTCTGTCCTAACCTAAATGATAATCCGAAAAACATTGACAGTATTCCGTGGGCGGTGTATGTTTCACCGTTCTCTGGTAGCATCAACAATGACGGCTTCTATCGTGGCGTAGACAATGAGAAGGCTGTCTCTGCGGGTAGTGTCCATTATGGTATGTGGGCCATCCTAGAGCGCGGCGCACACGCTGTCGTGGGCTGTTTCGATGGTGACCCTCGCCGTAGATTCTGGATGGGTGCTGTACCGGAACACCAGCAGACAAATACTTTACATAACGGTCGTTTCAAGTGGAACTCTGATGGTACTATTGAAGGTCCGTTGACCGGCAGTGGCGACCCTCTACAGCCTCTTTACGATAACATGCTTACAGCTTTTGACGAACAAACAGATCGTCCAGAGTATCTTTCGCGTGCCGTAGAGTATCAGGTAACCGCTAACAGCGAAACCGTTGGTGAATCTCCTAATAGTTCTAATTCACAACTCGATCAGGAGAATGAACAAATTCTAGAGAACAGCCCTGACGAGTGGACTCACCCAACACTAGGCGCACACGGTTACGATTGGTCTGGTTTCAAGAAGCTAGGCGCACACCTTGCTTCAAGAGTTTTCGGTATCTCTACACCGGGTATGCATGCCATTACCATGGACGATAGACCGTTCAACCAGCGTGTTCGTTTCAGAACTACTAACGGCCATCAGATTTTGATGGACGATACCAACGAACGTATCTACATTGCAACTGCTAAGGGTAGCACGTTCCTTGAAATGGATCAGCGTGGTGACATTCACGTTTACGGTGAACAGAACATTAGCTTCAATGCCGAAAAGAACTTCAACATTAACGCTGACAAGATTCGTCTATACGCTCGCCGTGGTATCCATGGCTACTCAGGCTCACAGTACGTTCTACAGGATTCATGGCAGGACCAAGCCGACCCGAGCGCGATCAAGCGTCAAGACCCGCTAGAAACTGAACCGCAGGACGGAGAAATCCGCTTCCACTCTTCTGCCGACTTCCACATCCGTTCAGAAATGAATATCCGTCAGCTATCATTGAAGGATACCTTCATGGAATCGAATGGTAACTGGTACGGAAAGGTTGACCTAAGTTCATTCTATCAGGTTGAAAATGATATTAACATTGTGGTCAACAAGGGTGACTACAGTATGAGTATCGATACCGGTAACCTAAACGAAACCGTTAAAACAAACTCAAAACGCTTCTCATACGGTCAGACTGCTATGGCTTCTAACGGTAATGCAGAAATCATGAGCTTTGAAGGAACGTTGGATATGGGCGCACAGAGTAACGTGAATGTCAAGTCCAGCAGTGAAGACGTAACTCTACAGGCTATGGGTAACGGCAGCGGTCAGGGCAACGTACAGTTCCGCAGCCCAACATCTCAGATGGAAGTTGGTAATGACGGTATCAGTGGATCAACCGATAGCTCGGTTAAGATGCAAGCTGGTCAGGGTACAGAATTCTCTGTTACTCAGTCAAGCCCGAACCTATCTTCTCCTGTTTCTATTGCTGGTATGCCAGACGTTGCTAACCAAGGAACACCACCAGCCGGTAAGGATGGTCCAATTCCGTGGGACGGTTCACGTTCTCGCATCACCATTGATGAAGCCGTGCAGGTTGCTTATAATGCAGGTTGGAGAGATAAAGACCTTCCGATTGCCGTAGCTGTAATGATTGCAGAATCCTCACTACGTACAACCGTAACAAATAAAGCCGCTCCGCAAAATGAGAAGTGGGGAGACGTAGTAGGCTTGTTCCAGATTCGTTGCTTGAAGAATCCTTCTGCATACACTGGCGTTGACCGTCTACGTGACAACTCAAACCACCAACTAGAGAATCCTAACGAGAACGCCAAGGTTGCTTACCAGATTTGGTCGCAGTCTGCGCCTCCGCGTCAGTGGACTGTTGGTAAGTGGGAATCCTTCGGTGGACGCCATCAGGGTCGTTTGATTACGAACAACCTACAGGCTGCAACCGAAGCTGTCAACCGTTTCCTAGGTCAGCAGGGAATGCAGCCTTCAAGTGCAAGAGCCGCTGCCCAGCCGATGATGGCTGCACGTATGCAGATGTTCTATGACGTTGAAGACGTACAGGTTCTATCAACGGACGTTGTTGGTCTATCATCCTTCTCAGCTTCTCCGGCAAAGCTTGGCTCGGTCGGTGGTAACGCTCTGTCTCCGCAGATCGGTACTGCAATTAAATTGAGTAAGCAAATCGCCGCAATGCAGGGTATGAATGATATTGAATTCAAGAGTAAGTCTCTATTCAATAACAATAACTCGTATAATGCTTTGGTGACGAAGATTAACTCTACGATTGCAGGCGTTGACCAGTTGAATATGTTCATGGCTACCATGATTCCTAAAATTGCCCAAGGTTTGGCTAGCTCCAATCCATTCACATTGGAACTGCCATTCGATTTCAATATCCCATGCTTGAATTTGAACATTTTCGATGCTCTGATGCCACCACAACTATTGGCTGTTGCTGCAACTCTTGATGATTTGAATAATCAGCTACAGGGTATTATTCAGGTTCCGATTGACTTGTATAATATTAAATCTGAGCTAGAAGGTAATATTGCGGCTCTAACAAAGCTAGGTCTACCTCTTGACTTTGAAATTCCGATTGACCCGAGCCTAGGTTTGTGTGTTGAAAAGATTCAAAACCTAAACAACGTACTAGAAACTCTAGACATTCCGACTATCGAAGTCCCCGGCTTCAACGGTCTGCCAGCGCAAATTCTGGCGAATGGTGCAATTGCCGGTCGTGTACGTATTCCACTAGGGGGTTAAGAAATGGCTAATTGGAGTTGGGCAAGAGATAAAATGATGCCGGATATCAATGGCAAGAAATCCGTCATCACTAATACATTCGATCAACATATTGCCCGTAGAAAGAACTCAGCAAACGTTAACAAAACCGTAGCCACGCGCTACGGTGGTGTTGACTTGTCGTACCCGAAGCCGTATCCAGACGCTCCGAAAATCTTTACACCAATTGCTGGTAAGGTTGTCGCAGCAGGATCGGATGAATGGCATTCGGTAATTATTATCGATAAGGACGGCTACCGTCATGGCTTCCTGCACATGGTCCGAACAACCGTAAAAGTTGGTGACCAAGTTAAGGCAGGTCAGCAGATCGGTAACGAAGGTGGTTGGGGTCGTAAAGGTAATAACACTTACGGCCACCACTTACACTATCAGATCGATGATAATAAGACCGGCCTACGACTAGACCCTGTAAAATGGTGGAATGGTGACCGTGATCCCGGTGAAGTTGACGCTGATCCTACTCAGGAAGATATGCCACCAGAAGGTGGATATCCACCGGATACTACCAACATACCGGGTGCGCCAGCAGGTACGGCAGAAGGTTATGCTCCTAGAGCAGCTTCTCCGAGCCTACCGTCACTAACCTCTTTGGCTGTGTGGACGAACATTATGCCACAACATGAACCATGGGCGAGACAGATGTTAATGGATGAAACCGTAGATGAACCGTCTGCCGGTCCTGAATACAATGTCAACCATTTCCCTCAGTGGACCGACGATAACACAGAGGAACATTCAGGTCAAATTGGCCGTGTTTATGGTCTAGATGAAACTGCACGCAACTTCTTCTGGAAGCGCTAAAGGGCTAAATAATTTCATGACTAATCTATACAAAGGCTACTCCTTCGATCAATTCTCAAAGAACAAGAGCATTCGTCTTTATGACGTTGCTCTTATTCATAAGGATTTGAAAAACAATATCTTCACTCGACGTGGTGAACGAGTAAAAATGTTCCGATACGGTACACGCATCCCTGACTTGGTATTCGAG